AAGTTTATTTATAAATACATTATTTGTAAATTTATTTATAAATACATAAATAAATTATTTGTAAATTTATTTATAAATACATTATTTGTAAATTTATTTGTAAATTTATTTATAAATACATTATTTGTAAATTTATTTATAAATACATTATTTGTAAATTTATTTATAAATACATAACTTTTTTTTCATCTTCTTCATCATCATCTTCTTCTTCTTCATCGGAGTCTTCTTCATCATCATCAGAATCCTCTTTTTCTTCTTCATTTTCTTCGTCTTCTTCAATTTCATCTTCTATTGATTTCTCTTGCTTAATTATATTTAAAGTTATATTTTTTTTATTAAAATTTTTAGATTCTAAAAGAGTATTTAGATCAATAAAATCATAATATTCTTTCTCAACGTTATTTGATGAATAAATAAAAGTTAAAAAAAGTGTTTGAACAATACTAACTGGAATTGTTAAAATATTATTTAATTTATAATTTCTAAATATTTGTAAATTACCTATTTCTATTAAACCTTTATCTCCATAAATTTTATAACTAAATTTATTAAATTCTAATGGCAAATATATTTCTAATGAATATATATCAGAATTTTTATTCAAATTTTTTTCAAAGCTATATTTAATAATATTCATATTAATAAATATATTTATAAACAAAGTTTTTAAATATATATAATCAAAATATTATTATTGATAAATTTTATCATAAATTTAATTTTGAATTAGAGGACTTCCAGTGGTTCCTGGAAAGTCAAATCCTTCTGGAAAATTTAATCCTTGAGCATTTAATTCATTAGTAAATGTTGCAACAGGGGCGCAAACATTTCCAACAGCCTCAGTTTGAGGAACATAGTTTAACATACAATCAGCAGTTGATAAAGAATTAGACATTTGGTTATTATTATAAGCTTTTTGTTCAGAAGAAACTTCATTAGACTTAAAATTATTGCCATTTAAATCTTGTTGATCAACAAATGGGAAAAAATGCTCTCTATTTTTAAATGATTCATTTTCACTTTTCATTTTATTTTTAAATGATTCATTTTCGCTAGTCATTTTATTTCTATATAATTCATTTTCAGCTGTCATATTATTTGAAGATTGCGGAGTCATATGATTATAAAATGATTCATTTTCAGAACTTGAAGGCATCATTGATGAAAATGCCTCAGAATTATTCATATAAATTAAAGATATTATATATGTCATTGCCAATAAAATTGCAATTGTTGTATCTTTGGGAGCAATATAAACAATTAATAATAATACAATTATTTTTACTATACTATAATTATATGAGTTTCCAACTGCAGAGTTAATATTATCAAATATTGTTGTGCAATATAAAAATAATATAATTAAAATTGCTGTATTTACATAACAATTATCTAAAAAAGAGAGAGATGACATCCAAGCTTTCTTTATATTTTTAACACTGTTATCCATTTTTATAAAATAATATAAGATTTTTTTTAAAATTTAATTAATTTAATTAAATTTTAAAATAATCATATAATTTCTAATATAATATCAGATATAAATGAATCAAAACATTTGGGGTCCTCATTTATGGTTTTCACTACATACAATTTCTTTCGTTTATCCATTAAAACCAACAAGCACTGATAAAGAAAATTATAAAAATTTTTTTCTAAGCTTAAAAAATGTAATTCCTTGTACTGTTTGCAAAAAAAATTATATTAGACATTTAAATGAATTTCCAATTGATGAACATTTAAATAATAGAAAAGAATTAGTTTATTGGGTAATAGATATGCATAATTTAGTTAATGGTGAAATTGGCAAAAAAATTTTATCATATGATACAGTAATAAGAAAATATGAAACAGTATTTGATAAAAAGATTAATTTAGATACTGATAATCCCAATATTGATACTTTTGATAATAATTTAATTAATAATAATAATGAAAATCAGTATATATATCAATACATAATATATGGTGTAATTGTTTTAATATTAATAATATTAATTATAATTTTGTATATTATTTTTAAACAAAATAATAGTAAAATTAAAATAAAATCAAAAAAAATAAATAAATAATAAATAGATAATAAATTCAAATCAATTAATTATTTTTTTAGAAATTTTTATAAAATTTTCAATAATATTCTTAATACTAATATGTAAATTTATTAAAATATATTTTTTTTCTATATTATAATCTCTAATTATATTTAATGACTCATTAAAATTTAACCATTTAATATCTCCGATTTCTATATTTTGACATAGATTTGTTTGATCAATATAAATTTTCGATTCATTATCATTTATTTGACCAATATAATAAATATGCTTATATTTTAAATTATTTGTTGATAAATAAGTCTCTTCTAAAGGCGTCATATTTAAAATATGATATAAATCAATATTTAATCCAGTCTCTTCTTCAAATTCTCTTTGAGCACATTCTATATTTTTCTCTTTTAAATTACGACGACCTTTTGGGAAACCCCATTCAGGTGTATCAAACAATAATATGGAATTCTTTATTAAAGATTCAAAATTAATAAAAATATTTATATCATTTTTTTTACTGTAAAATCCTTTTTTTAATAATTCAAATTTCTGCTTTGCTTCAATATATTCTGAATTATTACCATTATTATTCCATAAATTATTCCATAAATACTCAAAATCATTATTTAAAATTTTTTCTTTTTCGGGATTTGACATAAAATTAAAACTTTTTTCTAAATAATCAATATTTTCTAAATGAATTTTTCCTCTCATAAATTCAATATAATTTAGACTATTTTTTCTCATAATCATTAAATATTCTATGTATTGGTCAAAATTTTCTAATATTGACAAATCTTCAAATATTTTTATTATTTCCTTTAATTTATTAATTTCATTACTACTAAATAAATAATTGCTCTGAATTTTTTTAGAATAATTGATTATATTATTTATATCTATATTCTTAATTTTAAATTTTACACATATAATTCCAATACTTATTATTGGAAATAAACATTTTTTTGAAATATGGCCTTTTTTCCCACAATTAATACAATATAATTTTTTTTCTAACGGACCCTGAATATCCATTTATGTTGTTATAATACTTAATTAAGTCTATTTTAAACTATTTTAAATTAAAAATTTAATTTTTTTTTATCTAAACTATAATTAGTTATCTAATAGTTACTATGAATAATAATTTTAAAAATGAAAAATCTTTTATGTTTTATCCGGAAATAACTGATAGTAATTTTAATGAAAAAATATATTTGAAAAAAGAGTTTAGAGATACAGAAATAAAAACAAAATCTATTCCAATAAAAGAACATCAAGGGCAGCGAGAATTTTTATTAGAATCTCACCAAGTTTTTTTAAAAAATTATATATCCCCTGATACACCTTATAATGGAATATTAGTTTTTCATGGGACTGGTGTTGGTAAAACATGTACTGCAATTTCTATTGCCGAAGGTTTTAAAAAAACACTTAAAAATCTCAATAAAAAAATATTAATATTAACAACATTGCCCAATAATTTTATAAATGAACTTTTTGACTCTGATAGAGAACGTCGAAAAAAGAATCCTGATGATATTGTGCAATGTACTGGCAGAGAATATGAATTGGGCGATGAATCTTTATATTTAACCCGATTACAAAAAGAGAAAGCTCTCTCTTATTTAAAACGAAAATATTATCAATTTTTTGGATATCAATCATTTGCTAATTATATTATAAATAATACTCAAGGATGGAGTGGTAAAGAAGAAGATTTAAATGATAAAATTAAAAAATTTATTTCAAAAGAGTTTGATAACAGAGTTATTATAATAGATGAAATACAAAATATTAAAACTACCAAGCAAGAAGGATACACAAAAGATTATCAGCCTATTTTAAAATCAATAATTAAATATGGCAAAAACATAAAATTGGTTTTAATGAGTGCAACGCCAATGTTTGATCGTCCTGATGAAATTATTTTTTATATTAATCTTTTACTATTAAATGATAAAAGACCAGAAATTGATAGATCATCAATATTTAATTCTCAAGATGGTACTTTAAAAGCTGATGCTGATAAAAAATTAAGAGAAATTTTTACTGGTTATGTTTCTTATGTTAGAGGAGAGCGCCCTTATATTTTTCCTTTTAGAATTAATCCTAAAGAAGCAATTTTACCAAAAATAACTTATTCAATAACTGGTAATAAATTGGATAATAATAAAAAAATTAAATATACAAAATTGATATTATGTCCAATGGAAGGAGTCCAAGAGAAAACGTATGAATATTATGCACAAAAAAAAATAAAAGAAGGTATTATTAAAAAAGATATAGATAATAAAGATATTTATGATGATGTAGATTTAATTGAAAATATAAAAGAAGATGAGCTTTCTAAAAAAAAAGATTTTTCTTATTTATTAGATTTAACTGATATTTCAAATATTGTTTATCCCGAATTGGAAATGTATAATGATAACAATAGCAATAATAATAACAGCAATAATAATAATAACCATAATTTAAAATTAGATAAAATTGGTAGTTTTGGGAAAAAGTCAATTGATGTAGATTACGATAATGGTATTGGAGGCTATTATAGGGTTGTTAAAAAAGAAGGCTCTAAAAATATTATAAAATATAGATATCAAGAGCATTCAATTTTTGATAGAGGCACTAAACAAGAAAAGCCTTTTGCCGATGAAAAACATTTGAATAAATATTCTATTAAATTTGCAAAAATATTGGAGACAATTAAAAAATCAAAAGGTTTAATTTTCGTTTTTTCTCAATTTATTGAGCAGGGAACATTACCTTTTGCATTAATGCTTGAACAAAATGGATTTAGTAGAGAATGCACTGATGATGAACAAAATTTATTGGAATATCCAGCCAATAAACTTAAAGGAGGAGGCAAAAGAAAAGAAATATGTTATTTATGTGGCCATGACCAAGACAATATTGAACATAAAGATCAAAAAAATAAAAATTATCATGTATATCATAGGGCAAAATATATAATAGTTTTTGGAGATTCTAAAAGAGATATTATAAAAGTAAAGAAAACAGAAGCTTTACGTAAATTTTCAAGTGAAGATAATAAAAATGGGGAGTTAATAAAAGTCTTTATTGGAACAAAAATAATAAGCGAAGGTCTAAATTTCAAAAGATTACGTCAAGTTCATATAATAGATCCATGGTTTAATTTATCTAGACATGAGCAGATTATTGGACGTGCTATTAGAAATTTATCACATTCTGATTTAGCAAAAGAAGAACGTAATGTTGAAATATTTCAATATGCTGCAACATATAAAGGTAATAAAAGTATTTATGAAACAGTAGATCTTAAAAATTATAGAATTGCTGAATTAAAGGATATTATTATTAAAGATATATCAAGAATCATGAAAGAATCTGCTGTTGATTGTGCTTTATTTAAAAAATCAAATATAATAGAATCTTCTGAAAAAGAGAAGCAGATTACTTCAAGTGGAGAAGTAGTTTATGTACCTATTGCTGATAAAGAATATAGTCAAATATGTGATTATAAAAATTCATGCAATTATACTTGTAATTGGGAGCCCAATCCTAAAAAAAATTATCCAATAAATACTGATACTTATAATATGAGATTCGCAATTAATGATATTGAAAAAGTAAAAAAATATATTAAAAATTTATTTAAAATAAATATTGTTTATGATCTTGCATTAATAGAAAAATTAATTTTAAGAAAAATACCAGATTCAGACAAAATATTTATATATTCAGCTCTTGAAATGTTAGTTGATAATAAAAATGAAATAATACATGATAAGTTTAACAGAGATGGATATTTAATCTATAGAGGGAATTATTATATTTTTCAGCCATTTGATCTTGAAAGAACTGATCTACCATTAATTTATAGAATGAATCCAGAAAGTATAAAATATCATGATGT